CTAAAATTAAAAGGATCTAACGAAGTTGTTGCAGTCGAATAATCTTTATATTTGGTATTTGCACCTATTGTAATAGGAAACCAACCAGTTGCTGTTCCGTCAATGGATCCTTCAGCATGAAGTTTTCCGATATAATTTGTAAGGTATACAACAAAAGTATGGAGTCCTTTGGTGTCTGGTGCAACAGATGTAACTTCTATTGCTGAACTATATGTTTTAGTTCCTGTGCCGCCAGCAGTAGAAAATGTTAATGATGTCGAATCTGCTAAATTTGGAATAGAACCATCTTTAACTTCGATTGTAATCTTTACATTATCTGCCCTATCTGTATATAATGATAATGTTTCGCCATCAACATTTTTAAATGTTAACGATAAATCGTAAAATCCTGATTCAACTCCAACCAAATCTTTATTTAAAATTTTAAGTTTTGCTTGTCCGGTAGTATTGTTAATCTCTGTTACTAGTCTTGAAAATAACAAATTACCAGTAATGTGATTTACTAAATATGCTGTAAGGGAACCAGAGGTTAAACTAACAGGTTTTCGATCTTTGTCTTTGATATAGAAATTTAAGACGCTGTCAACGCCTTTATAAATTTTAGTAATTTTATTGTTCATAGGAGGATTCACCGTTTTGTTAATATCATCTGCCAACATAAAATGGATGTCGGTATCATACTTAAATAGTGTTAGCGTTTCGGCCATAAGTTTATCTCACTTAACTATATTTATCGTAAATTAATTATGGAATTAGAATTAGAAATTAAAGAATTTTTAGACAAGTTTCCGTTCCTCAGTCTATGCAAGTACGGAACAAACGAATACATTGGAATAGTACAAAATGTTGGTAGTAACATTGCCTCTGTATATGTATACAATAAATTAAAAGAAAAAAATGATAAAAAAATATTTTTAGATCTAGGCGAAGAATGGTGGTGGGAATCTAATAGAACGATTCCTATCAATATTATACTCGGTCAACGATGGGTTCCGTTTAGATCTATTTTATTAACATTTACATTAAAAGATTTTGAAGTATTATATGGTCCGACTATTTCGTTACAAGATGTAATGCAAAAACGAATTAAACGGCGGCAGATTCAGCTAATTCGCAAAGTGAATTAAGTTGGACTATTATTGCGTAAGCATAACTCACAGCATGGGATTTTTTAAAATAATATGAATTATCTATTGGTTTTATCCATACTTGTTCTTGTATTGTTGTCCATGATTCTCCCAACAATGATCTCTTTGCTGGTCTTATAATAGCAAGTACCATAGCAAGTTGATCTATTGATTTAGGTTGCATTTGTGTAATTATATCAAAATGGTCGTGTATATGGAATAACTGCTGTACTATTTCTTTGTGTAACAATAAACTCCAATCGGGCACTCGTTTTAATAATTTATTTAAATGTGCTTCGTTTTTAACATATTCGTATATGTTTACATTAAGTAAATCTATCTTAAAATAGCCCAACTTTTCTGCTTCTTTATAATTTATTGTAGATAAACCAGTAGTAGGATCATGTGGCACATCATGAAAATAGACTCCTGTGTTGTGTTTTTTTACTGTATTTGTTATAATGCTTGCGGATATATGTTGTAACTTAGACAACACCTCTTCTCTATTTTTTAAGTCAATATCAATATCGGTCATACATGTTTATTATGAAAATGTTCACATTTTCTAGCAACACCAGGTATGACTGGCATTTTTAATGAATTGATATCATGTGATTCAGTTCCAAAAACTCTATATTGATTTTTTTCATTACTACATCTCACACCTTGGCCTATACCAACCATCCAGGCCATATATTTGCAATTCCAGCAACATTCATATTCTTTAGGAATGTCACGTCTGTTTTGTAAATTATATTTTTCTATATTAGTCATATTTTACATGTATTGTCTATTATTTCTAATTCATTTAAAGAAGCAGGGTATTTCTTTAATTTATGTTTCCATGTATTAACATTAATGTGATTAATAACAAGTTCCAACTCACGCTCGTTTAATTTATCAACCATGCGTTGACCAGCATTAGTACCATAAATAATCCAAGGGCTGATACGTCCGGTGATGATAAAATGAGTTGCCATACTCGACGATACTTTATCAAAAAATTCTGTCCAATGTTTATTATTTTCATTGCTCCATTCCTCTGCTAGTAATATGACAGATTCTACTGCCCTCTTAGGATCCTCTTTTAATGAATATAATTTTATAAATTCTTCTAATACAAAACTCTTTACCCAATCTTTTATTTTAATGCCCTGTTGCATAACAAATTTTATAAAATCTCGCTGTTGATCTATCGGTAATTTAAGCTCTGTAAGGTATTTGCCAAAGGTATAAAATCCGTTATACTCAGGAGAATTAATAAATTTTTCTAGTGGAGGGGATTGGCCATATATTGAACCAGGCATACATGTTCCATAAAACACACAAAATGACTCATATGCCAATCGACTAGGGAGTTCGTCCCTTGCATTCCATCTATGCTTTTGATTGCACATATGAACTACAAGAGTTCGTTCCCGTTTAAATGATTTATGGCAATACTTACATTCAAAAGATTCGTTTGATTTCTTTGTCTGTGAGCCCTTGCTGATTAGCATAGTCTTTAAGTTCATCAATTGTATTTAATTCTATTAAGGTATCTAATTCACTATTTTTTAAATTAGGAAATGCTTTTCCGAGCCAAGTTTTTATCTTAGATTTTTCTTTACGTTTACCTGGCTTAATCCAAGGATGAAATTGTTTCTTACCTATACCACATAAGGACATCAACAACCATTGTAATTCAGTATGATGTCGTAAATCATTAAAATTAACATTAACAAAATCATTAACCATTTGTAAATAATGATCACGGAATATAGGACTATCTACACTAGAAGCATATCGCATATATAACCATGTGTTAAACTTCTTTTGTTGTTCGGCAGTTAAGCCATTATAAAATGTTTTATTTCGTTTGTCTATTGCTAAACAAATATCTTTAAGTTGAATATCAGCCATAAATAATTATAACATATTTAACTAGAAAAAGCAACTATGGGTAGACCAATACATAAAAAATATTTAGGCGACTTTTCCAATTTAGGACAACAATTTGCAGTAACCTGCTTTATTAAAGGCGATGCAAGACGGACATCAGGAAACATTCTTCGCCAAAAAAGTTCCAGGGTATTTGAAATAGAATCCAATGGATACCAAGGATTTTGTAATCTTGTCGCCCGCGAACCAAATGAAGGCGAAATGTCTATTGCTGTGACGTTAGAAGATCTAACAGAAGGCACAGGAGCTAATTTTCGTATCGTTATGGAGGCTGACCAAGTCTCCATTAATAATCCTGGCACAGGTTATAATGTTACAGACGAACTTACATTAGTAAATACTGGTGGTGTAGTTTTAGAAGATGCTGTATTTCAAGTATTAACTGTATCAAATGGTGTTATTACCTCGTTGCGAGTCAAATCAGGACAAAATGGAAAATTTACTTCATTCCCCGATTTAATAACTAATGCGCCAACTTTAGGCAACGGGTCTAGTGCTACTGTTGATGTTACTTGGAGAGTTGTTAATCTCCAAGTAATAACCCCTGGGCTAAACTATACAGAATGTAAAGTAACGTTTGCTCAAGGATCTGCAGCATGTGATCCTCGTATTATAGACGGCAGAGTATCTAATATTGTAGTAACTAATTCTGGTACAGGTTATACTGCCTTTCCGGGCATTATTATAGAACCATCTACTGGAACAGAATATGTTAAACAATTTATGTCTGGCGAACTAAAATTAGAAAATAACACTAGACATTTCTTTTAAATCCATATTTGTTCTATACGTAATACCTCAGGTACCTTATTAGTTTCTTTAACAAAATAAGCACAGGCAGGCTTAGGAGTATCTTCTAAGGGTATTGTTAAAATATGACCTGGTTTTAATTTAGGAAAAAACCACTTAGTTTCTGAAAATATATTTTCAATTGTTATAGGTAAGAAACTAGGCATTATATCCGTAAGAGGATTAAAACAAAATGCTTTAAAATTCCTATCATTTAATGTCATTAAACTCATAACTTCTGCATCTCCTATGTCGGGTTCACTAACAATTAAACTCCAATCTAATGGGATGGTTAATGCATACTCTCCGATTCGTACCACCGCAGCAGGTGCATTAAATGATTCTAAAAACACTAAAGGCACCCAAATATAATCTGCATCTGTTTGATCAGTGTAATCTAAAACAGAATATCGTATATCATCGATTTCGTCAGGTACTGTATCTAATTCATAAGGTAAATTATCTAATGTGAGTATTTTCATATTGTGACCTTTTGGATTGAATATGGGTATTGGGCCTCTGCATAAAACTTTTTTCGTTTAGTTAAATGCCGTTTACTAAATTTTGCCGAAGAAGTAATATCCCAAACTTGGACAAAATCTTTATCTCCTGCTCGTCTGATGCCTCGTCCAATTGATTGAATAACTCGAATAAAACTTTTACCTGGTTCTACCAGAACTAAATTGAATATCCGAGGAATATTAATGCCGACACTAGCAACTCCATAGGTAGCAACAATAATTTTGTTGTCGGAGGTTTGCACTTCATCATATTGTTCTCGACGATCTTGGACCTTAACTGATCCAGAAATAAAAGTACTCTCATCGCCTAATCTTTCTTGTAACATTTTTCCAGCTTTAATACGATCTACCAAAATTAAGGTATTACCGTTTTTTGCAATGTCTTTGAATACGCCCGAAAGATAATCTATTCTATCTTCATTTGTTGTTAAGTATGTAAGTTCTGATTGATAATTTAAATATGCAACTGTATCCTGTACCTGTAAAATATTTATTTTACAATTAGCCAAAACTTCTTGTTTTTGCAAATCTGCGGCGCTTAATCTGTTTATTACATTGCCTAATGATGCTTTTAAACTGGCGTACTGCCACTTTTCTTTAGGGATGGTTCCTGTAAGCCCCCAACGTATAGGAACTGTAGCAAAGGGCCCTGTAAGCAGTTTGCGAAGTACATCTGCTTTAGCCATATGTACTTCATCTACAATAACACATATTACATCTTTAATAAAGGCGTCGAGCCCTATATCAATTTCACCGTCTTTAAATCGTTTGTCCATTGAGTTAAGACTCTGCCAGGTGCATATTGTATGAGTTTTACCAAATTCCTTTCTATCCCCAAAATATACTCCGGCATCGAGTCCCAGGTTCTTATAATCATCTTCTGTTTGCCTAACAAGATCTTTATTGGGTACTATAACTATACTACGCCCATATGGCTCAACAGAGTAACTTAACGTAGCCGTAATTAACGTTTTACCTGCTCCTGTAGCAATCTCCTGCAGACATTGTGGTTCTGCTAAAAACTGATTTATAATGTCAACTTGATAATCTCGAAGTATTATGTTTTGTCCGGCATGTGTATGTCCTTTCGGCCAAAGTAATTTTTCGTGAATTATATCTGTAACCTCAATAAAATTAAATGCTTGTTCTTTTCTTCTGTCTTTGACTGTAATGACATATTTTTCGTTAAGTATGGGTATGATTTCATCTAATAAATTGAGATAAGTAACCCCGCCTATACTAAAGAAAGAAACACATCCATCCCATCGCCCCAATTTATATGCAGGCACATGATATGCATGTGGTAAAAAATACTTAAACTTTTTTTCTAATTGCCGTCTTGTAGTTAAATCAAGATCATGTACCTTAACATTTACTTCATCTTTTATTTCAATTAAACAGTCAGTCATTTGGTACGTATTTTATTTTTTTCTATTATCATATGAGGAAGTAAATATTGCCACACTCCTCCTTTTATATAGGTAGTTAAAAACAACGAAGCACTTACAAATATTTCGGCATTTTTTAGGGGTATTTTTATTGAATAATTATCAGCTTTTTTTGGAGACTCTATTAATTCGTCTAATAATTTACAATTATCTAAACCAGTGGCTGCAAACTTATCCGAATGCCTAAACCACGCATCAAATTTATTCTTCGTGTTTTTATCTGCTTCATCTATTATCATAAAGATCATAAAAAAAGGAGTTCTTAGAACTCCTTTTAGGTTAAAGGTTAATAATTACTTATGTTTTATACAAGTTGATTCTGCCAATCTCATCCAACGTGTCGGAGCCATCTTCTTAAGGTCTGCAAGTTTGGTTACCATCCTTAGGCTAACCTCACGCAATTTATCTTTATTCTCTTCCATGTAATTAATCATCCCTTCTTCTTCGTCTTTGCTAAATTTATACTTTGCAAGCATTCCGTCTTTAACAATTTGTCGTACACGGAGCATTTTATCACGCATCGTATCAAGTGTTAAATCCAAGTAATGGCATCTTGAAAGGATTGCATCTAAGTGATCTTTAAGTTTTCCTTTTTTAACATTATCAAACTTCAAGTTTGTAATAAAAATAACCGATCCACAAAATTCAAATTTCTCTGGTACACCTTCTCTGCGTAATGCTGAACTTTCTGTGTTCCAACTAATCATCCTTTTTGTACTTGAATCAAGTGCCGCTTTAAGCAAGTTCAAACTAACCTCATCCCAAAGGATGCTGTCACAGTCATCAAGTACCAACACGCTACCTGGATCAGCATACCTGTAAAGTAACTGGTATAAACCAATTGCACTTGCGGCTCCTTTTTCGGTTCCATACTTTAATGGCCGATTTGCAAGTTTATCAAACATGCTGTTCTTCTCAACAACTTTTTCAACCCCATAACTTTTACCAACTCCCGGAGGGCCTGTTACTATCATCCCACGCACAACACCGTCAATTGAGGCTTGGGTCATCTCATTTAAAATTTCAAAACGTTCACGGATTTCTCCCAACCTCTCTTCATCGGACTGTTCTACTTTAACCTCCGCAGGAGTTGTAACTTCGTTAATGTTAGAATTAACAACCTCGTAATCATTTTTGCTAACGAGCTTAATGCGGATAACACGGTCTGGGTAACCCATAACACGAGTTCCGTCAACTGTAACAAAACCACCATTCTTACCAACATTAAATTCTTTCACCAACGGAAAAACTTCGTTGGTTACTTGTTTTCCTCCGTAGTTGCCGGAATGTACTTTAACATTTACTAGCATGGCGTATCTCCTTGCTTTGGGTTAATGTTTACTGCTTCATTTACTATACTACTATTATACGGCCTTGAGCCTCAAAGGTCAACCACTTTTTCCATTTTTTGATATTTTTTCCTATTTTTTTTCATTTCTTCTACCATTTCTATCAAATTTTTGGATTTTTCTTTCTCTTTTTTGATTTTTTCTTCTGCTTCTACCTCAGGTAGGTGAGTTTTATACCACCAATCTTCTGTACTACTCATAGTCCGATATCCTCCAATCCTGCTACTCGCAATTTAACAATGTTGTTTATTTGAAATTGCTTTGCATCTAATGCTTTTATAAGGCCATGAAACCTATTTCGTAATAATGCAAATTCATTTATTAAATGTTGAAAGTCGACTATTTCGTCCTCTCCATCAACATATTTTTCAGCATCCCTAGAACTTAATGCTTTATTATAATGTTCTGTGAATTTTCTAAAAACATGGGATCGTTTTTTACGAAGTTCAATATTAAGGTGTTCTAATATTGCTTCTATTTCTTGTAACTGATTAAATCTATGTTCAACAATACCTGGCATTTCTCTAGATAAC